CTCCGGTGATACTTACTTTTAATTACTTTAATTTTAAAAATGATATCTCCTCTCCAATTCTCGAACAGTTGAGAGAAATGATGCATTGGAGTACCATATGTCTTAGGCATAGTAGTGGCATCATACGCATATAAATTGGGTGTAACAAAACCAGTAAATAAAATCGTATTTTCTGCCGCTGTTGTAGCCCATAAAGATCCGGTAAGAAAACTTTCTCTCCCTACAAGAGATTTAATTAAAAGTGGGTCACCTTCATCAATCCCATCACTCTTAGTGCTCACTGATATTTCCTGATTGGGTTGTAAACTTAACTTATTAATTGGTTCGCTTATAGTACTACTAGCTAATGTATGAAAAGCAGTGGGTTTGTATGGCTGAACATCATTCGTCACTGGGACGTTAGTAAAACCAAAGAAGTCAGCTACAGACCCAAGAGCACCACTTACAACCTCCGTTGCCTTAGCATACTCTCCTATTACAGGTACATCTGTTAATTTTCCTGCAATATTCTTTGCAGTACTACATACACTCCCAATAGGTCCTTTGCGTTCAGACTGCATTACAACGGTTGATGTATTACCAGACAACTCAACATCCTCAGCCCAAGCATAAAGAATGATTGTAACACCAGCTGTACTAACTCCATTAGCTGATCTCAAGGTGGCGTACTGAATCAACTCCAATCCTCCTAATAATTCAAAATTTACGCTAGCTGAGGTATTTACGAAATCTTTAGAATAGGTAAATGGTAGAACCATATCAACCGTTGATGTTTTTTGAGGATCAAGCCATACATGAGGTTTCTGACTACTTAATACCTGATATCCAGCATCATAAGACAAGTTGACACCAGCACGGTCTGTTACTACACTAGAAAAGCCTGGTGTATAAACAGCTGCCATTGAACCGTAATAAAATTGTGAAGCATTTATAGTAAACTTTAAATGTAACTTACAGCGTATTAGGGAATAATTCAAAATTTTATTTTTGATAGCCGGAATCTGGAAAAAAGCTGACCATGGTGCTATAATTGTCTTGTAAGCACCTGACTCATTTTCATTCCAAGTATAAGACAATATCTTAGCTGGGCGCCTCAAATAATTGGCTAATGTAGTTTTAACTACTTCATTTGAAGCAACCATATCTAAATCAGAAGATATGTCGATCGGTCTTTGGACTTGTTCATTAACAAACTTAAATGTTTGCTGATCAACTGCCACATTCTCTACAATAGGATCTGCTTCTACTAAAACATGTTCCTCGTTATCTTTATTATAGTCGCTAGTAGACGACTGTGTTTTATTTAAATTCATTTCTGCGAGTAAATTAATCTTAGGGTAAACTTTTAACTCATTATTAATACCCGCACTCCTTTGATCGGGTGGCAACCACACCCATTCCTGAATAGGAACTTTGGGGAACGCCCGGGTGGCCAAACTCTGAAACTCCACTCTCGATGAATAAAGGGGGAGAGCCTCATTATCATCGCAGTAACTAGCTTCAGAGGTGATATTTTGGCTACGACCCATCACGGCCGCTTGACCTAAAAACAGATCAAGATGATATTGGTAGTCTTTAAAAGGTTGTTGTTTTAAGTAAACTTCCATTTCCGGACTACGTGGTGCTTCTTCAAGAAATTTCTTCCACTCCTCGAAAAACCTTCTTCCATACATAAAAGAATCCATTAACGTGCTAGCCATAGCCTGGTATAACTGATATTCTTTATGTACTACATTACTCTCTACCTGATAAGTCAAAGTCCGGCAAAGAGATTTTAATTCTAGCGGAGCTAAGATATGTCCTGTGACTTCGTCAAATACAAACTTCCTTTTAAGAAATGTTACTTCCTCAATAGGAATATATGGAACTGACGCTGACTCTTTATCCGCCATTGTATAACCAACACCCAAATTTTGAAAAATTGAAGAAATAGATGTATGGTTATATTCAGAGAAACCATCATTAACAGCAACAATATGGTCATCCCCCAAAACAACTAATTCAACGTTTTTGAAGAAATCTTTAATATTATATCCATTTTCAATAAAAGCATAGGATAAATACAAGACATTAACAAAGCAGTTAAGAATAGTTGTCATCTGATGTCCTGAAACTTCTGAAGATAGGAACGTAACATTGCATCCAAAATAATCAACACATGGATTGCAAATCTCTCCTTCGATCACTTCCAGAACATTCAATTGATCTTTACTGTAACCTGCATTTTCACACATTTTTCTAATAATCATAAAAGAGTATCGCAGTATCATAAAATGCATTCGTTTATCAAAGAACGCATAGTCCCCTGCAACAAAGTTTTTCTTTCCAAAACGTGTTAAACACCGGTATAACTCGCCCCATTCCAAAGAGTAATGATTCATTCCAACAGCGCATTTAAATATGCGTCTATTTCTTTGAACCACTCTACAGAATGAACCTAAAAACATTCTAACAATTATTAACAATGGTAATGGACAACTGTAGAAGACTCTCACTTTATTCATTTCTACCTTCTTTTTTGAAATAGGCTCATCTTTAAGATTGGCACTAAAAATACAATGTGGTCTAATACCTTCTTCCATCTTAACAAGTGCCATATCAATGTCTTCTTTTACAGCAGGCGTGAAATAAGCTTTTCCATCGACAATCGTAAGGTATTTAGTCTTACTACATTTGTAAGGAAATCCCATAGATGTTTTTCTATTTATTGAGTCAACATAATTGACTCCATCCATTCCATTCACTGCTGTTTCATAATCATACACTTCTAAAAGAGACAGTTCAGATTCTGGAACAGATTCCATCAAATATCCGAGGAAATTCTTTGCAGCTAACATTAAGCTAGATTCTCTAAAATTCACTACTGGACTAATGATTTCCCTTAAAGACAATTGTTGAGGTTTCCACCTATGCATAGGTGGCGCAGCATAAAAATCTCCAAAGTTTTCTCTTTGAATCACATAAGAATGAATAGATGTCTTGATTACACTACTCTTAT